ATGATATAGCTTTAACGCATGAATACCAAGGAAACGAAGAAGAAAATAATCCAAGCTGGGCAAAAAGCAATTGAGGAGTTAATAAAGGTAGCAAAAGAAAAGATTGTAGACTCAGATGACGACGTAAGCGCTGACAGACTTAAAAATGCTGCCGCTACTAAAAAGCTAGCTATAATGGATGCTTTTGAAATATTAACTAGGATACAAGAAGAGGAAGATATGTTGAATAATAAACCTAAAGAAAAAGTTGAAAAAACTTTTAAAGGTTTTGCAGAAGGGAGAAGTAAGTGAGTTATAATCAAACTCTTTGGAAAGAAATTAAGGACGTTGTAAATCCTAAGATATTAGCTAAAAACAACAGATTTAAAAAATGGGAGTATGGTTATAACCCTGATTATGATTTTATAGTAATAAGTAAAACTGGAAAAATTGGACAAATCATTGAAATACAGAATCTCGGGATTGCTTTACCAACAGCAGATAAACCGTATAAACGAAGCGAAAAAAAAGCTGAACAGTATTGGAAAAAACAAGAGTATCCAAAAGAGCTAAATAGAATTAAAAGTAGATTTGACTGGGAAGAATATCCATCAGATTTTAAAGAAAAATGGTATGACTATATCGATGAAGAATTTAAACGTAGAGAAGAAGGTTTTTATTTCTACAATTGTGGCAGTCCTGTATATATTACTGGTACTCATTACATGTACTTGCAATGGTCAAAAATCGACGTTGGAGCACCTGACTTTAGAGAATCAAACAGACTCTTCTTTATATTTTGGGAAGCATGTAAAGCAGATACAAGATGTTACGGAATGTGCTACCTTAAAAACAGACGATCTGGATTTTCATTTATGTCGTCAGCGGAACTTGTTAACCAGGCTACGATTTCGTCAGATTCTAGATTCGGTATACTCTCTAAGTCCGGTGCAGACGCCAAGAAAATGTTTACAGATAAAGTTGTACCCATATCAGTTAACTACCCGTTCTTTTTTAAACCCATTCAAGATGGTATGGACCGGCCAAAAACTGAACTGGCTTATAGAGTTCCAGCATCTAAACTTACTAGAAGAAAGCTTGAGTCGAATGAACAGCTTAGAGAACTAGACGGACTTGATACAACTATTGATTGGAAAAATACTGGTGATAACTCTTATGATGGTGAAAAGCTAAAGCTATTAGCTCATGATGAAAGTGGTAAGTGGGAGAGACCTGATAATATATTAAATAACTGGAGAGTTACAAAAACTACATTACGTCTAGGATCAAGGATTGTAGGTAAATGTATGATGGGCTCAACTTCAAATGCTTTAGATAAGGGTGGAGACAATTTTAAAAAATTATACTACAATTCAGACGTTACAAAAAGAAATAGAAACGGACAAACATCTTCTGGACTCTA